CTTGACTGGGTCATTGGCTGGTGTCCTTGCTGGTAATGGACTGAAATCAAAGTCAAAACCGATCGATACGCCGACAAACACGCAAGGTTCTTGACCGCGCGTTGTTCATGCGTCACCCTGAGTTCAGGTGGTAACACTTACCGCCTAGAATCGGGAGAATTCAAAATGGTGCTTGATCTATTAGACCCGCAAACGTTGGGTCGTTTGGTGTTAGTCATAATCCTTATGGTGCTTGGGGCTGCGGTTGGTTACGCAAAAGGCTTCAAAGAGGGCAAGCGTGAAGGCATGGCACGCCGTAAATTTACCGTATTTGGTCAGGTTGTCGCCTTCCTCAACCGTTCCAACTTCAGCTGCGGCGACTTCAATAAGCCGTGCGTTTGTGCCTTGCGGGTAAGTCATGACAACAATGCCGCGACTTCGTCAGCCGTTAAACCTAGTTTTGCAAGCACGGCAGACTTTTCAGCAACCTTTGTTGCTTCAGCGGTTTTGATTGCTTCTACTTCGGCTTTGTCTAATTCCCATTGCGTAATTTCTGCCGCAGTCATTTCGCGTTCGAGAATTTCGCCAGTTTCAACATTATGTTCAACGATTTTTGCCATTAGTTCACCCCGTATAGTATGTAAGTACCGCTATCCCAAGTGTATGCGCCGCCATAATCAGCGCGAATCTGAATTGATGAAATGGCTGAATNGCTAAAGTAATTCGTGGCAGATGTAAAAATGATGTGCGTTGCGCTATCGGGTCCGTAATAAGCAGAAACTAAATTCACAAGTTTCACTGTTCCAGTTTGTGCGTAATTTGGAAAATCAACAACAGCGCTACTATTTGTTGAACCTGCGTTGGTGTTTAGATTGTTAATTTTGCAAATTGTTCCAGCTGCCCCGACATAAGTTCCACTTACACCGCCGCCATAAAGTCCAACCTGTGTGTAAGAATTTGATGTGTCACTGTTAAATCGCAAAACTCCTTGATCAGATGCGCTTAGTGAAGTCGATTGCAAAACCAATCTCAACGCTTTGTAGGTTTGGTCAATTGATGTCAATGAAACTGATGAACCAGTCAACGAACCGCTTGCCAAAACTGTCATTGAACCGCTTGAAGGTGACGCCCAAGCAAGTCCCGTTGCAGTGCTGGAATCAGCAGTCAAAACCGTGCCATTTGCACCAACACCAATTCGAGCGTCAGCAGTTGTGAAGGTGAATAGATCGCCCTTTGTTGTAAGCGGTGTGACGTCTGCCGTTGTTGTCCATGTTGGCACGCCACCAGAAACTGCTAAAACCTGACCAGTTGTTCCAATTGGCAAACGTGTGTTTGTGTTTGCGGTTGCAGATGAATAAGCAAGATCACCAAGCGTCGTACCTGGTTGCAATGCCTTCAGTTGTGTGTCAACGCCTTGCAATGCGACTTCAAAATCAGCGGGAAGGTCTGTGACCAGGTCGCTCGACGTTGGAAGCACAAAATTATAGTTCGTGGTCGGATTTGCCATTTGTTCCCCTTTTCTACGCCACTATTGTGGCATTTGCCCAGTCTAAAGTCGGCGACACGCTTGACCACGTTTCGGTGATCGGCACGTCATTCCACTGCATTGCCTGCAACGAATACGCCAATGGTGACAACAACAAGGTCACTGACAGTCGGTTGTAGGCTGCCTGGAATGACCAGCCTTCGACGAAGCCCTGGAACGTTCCCGAAGACATGTTCAACGGTAGATTATTTAACGAGATTGCTTCACCCATGAAAACGTTGATCAGCGCGTCACGATCAGCATTGTCAATTTCAGGGTTTGTCAGGTCAAATGAAATTTCGCTAAAAATTGGTTGTGGTTGGGCACGAAGCGACAAATAGAAATTTGCCTGAGCAAGCGCGTCGGCTGATTTCTCCAACGTCGTGGTGATGATTTGCGCAAGCGTGCCATAAAGGGCAATTGAATTTGCGTCGCTGGCTGATTGTTCGGCACTGCTGGTCGAACCGTATTTGATTGTTAGCGAATTGCGAACGTCGCCGACACGGGTTTGAATGCGCAAACCAGCTGCGCGGGCATGATTAGCGTCAAGGTCAACATAACCATTCGCAGCCAAATAAGCGGTGCGGTGGGTCGAATCAGCGTAACCAATGCGCCCTTGCGCGTCCTCGTAAATGTAGCCCAACCCTGACGTTGCCAATGCTGAAACCAACGAATAAACGTCGGTTCGGCTTGATGATCTATTTGCCAATTCATAATTGCCAGGGCGGTCAATGTCGCCCAAACCATTGTTTTCAGCCGTTGCCCATGTTGTCGTTGCTGGGGTGTATCCACCCCAGGTCAATGACGGCGCAACCTGCGACCAGGTATTGAGCAAAACCGCCCTCAAAATGTCAAAAATCTGATCGCCGTCGAAATCCTTTGAAAGTACGCCGTCGGTCAATGCCTTCGGCAAACGCGCCAATGCGCCCAATGCCGTGATCGAATAAGTCTGCGTGAACATAGTCGAACCCACGTCGCGGACTTCCAGCCCAATGTCAACTACATTGCCACCGAAGATTGAAACAAATGTGTTTGACGTATCTTTGACCTGAATTGAAATCGTCGAATTGATCTGCACGGGAATGGCAGTTTGATTCACGTCGATCAATTGAATGTTGGTGTAGCCCGCTTGCGCCTGCTCATAAATGTTTGTTCGACCGCTGCGAATGACTAGATTTGCCAAAACCGCGTTCGTGTATTCAGTGCCGTCAATGGTCACTTTCCAAACGGGTGACCATTGCGTCATGCGATTTGTAGGCTGGTTGCGCCGCCCGTGCCGCGGTAGTAACTGTCATTTAAGGTTTCAACGATCGTGCGTGCCGTGCCTTCACGATCAAACGCGCCAGTGACGGTCAGGTTGATTGTTGTGCCCATTGTGGCTGCTTCAGCCATGCGGAATGAACCAGGGTTGAAATTGCCTGAAACAATGTTGTTTGACGCAGCAGCTGCAACCCGTGCCGCCGTTGCAATTCCCGCCGCGGTTGTTGTGCCCGTTGTTGTTCCGCCTGTTGCGACACCGCTGGGAACTGTTGTGACCCCAGTCGTTGTCATGGTTGAACCAGTGGACATTGAAAAATTACCCAATGCCCCGGTGGTTGTCGAACCTGAACCGCCACCGATCTTTGGAATGTAGGGCACGTCCTTGCCCCACTGAACCGCGTTGTAACCCTTGATTATCGCGTTGATACCGTCAATAGCCGTGTTCAGCAATGGTTTGATAGCACCCAAAACTTTGGCAATGATTGTGATAACCAATTCGGCAATGTCGCCAACGACCTTTAATGAATCGCCAATTGCCTTGCCTACCAATGGCGCAATAAATTTGATCACGTCCCAAAACGCTTTGAATTCGTCCTTGCTATTCATGACCGCGGTTTTGACGCTATCGAAGACCGACTTTACGCCTTCAATGATTGGTGTGAATGTTTTTTTCAATGTTGAACCAACGTCGGTGATTACCTTGCCAAACCCGTCGCCTTCGGTCAGGCTGAAGGCTGCTGAAAATGCCTGGATTGCTGGCAATGCGTTTTCGTTGATGAATTTCAATAATTGGTCAAGGATTGGAAGCAACGCCGTGCCCAATGTTTCCTTCGCTTCGTCGAATGCAACCTGAACGCGTGCGATCTGTCCCGCGTATGTGTTCGCGTTCGCTGCGGCTGCGCCACCAAACAATTCAGTCAAACGACCTTGCACCTGCTCGAATGACATTGTTTTCAATTCGGCGGTAGATAATCCAACGCCTAATTTGCCCAGGGCAGCGGTGTTGCCGTCGTACGCCTTAGCAAGTGAATTGGCGATTGCTTCGACTGGCTTGCCCGTTGCTGCGCTAACGTCCAGGGCGGTTGAAAGTAAATCTTGCGCCTTTGTGATGTCGCCAGTTGATCGAACCAAACGACCCAACGCTGGACGCAATTCGTCGTCAGCAACACCCGTCGCCAATGACATTTGAAGAATTGAATCTTCGGTTGCCTTGATCTGCGCCTGGGTTGCACCCGTTGCGTTTTCCAACGCCAATGCCAGTTGTGTTTGTGCCTTTTCGTCGGCTATTGCAGCCTTCACGCCTTCGATACCAATTGCGATTGCAGCAGCCCCAGCAGCGGCAGCAGCTGCGGCAAATGCCTTGCCAATTGCTATGCCAGCCTTGCCGACCTTATCGCCAAATGAATCAACGTCGCCTGAAGCGGTTTTGAGCGATTTGTTGAGATTATCAACGTCGCCAAGAATGGAAAGTTTGAGGGTGCGATTGCCTGCCATTAGTCGTACCTCTTAACTATTTTTGAAAACGAATCTTCCCAACGGCGAACGATCTCAGGCTGAACGCTGCGCAATGTCGGATAGATAAACCAACCGCGTGACCCTCG